ATTATTTTTTTTTCTCATTTATTTAACATATCTTATTACTTAAAAATAATCAGAATATGACAAAATTAACAAAGGAACAGTATGAACACCTAAGAAAAGGGGGTTATTTCAGAGCTATTTATAAGCCGACAAAATTGGATGTTGGCAAGAACTTTTTGGCTTTGGTTGGCAAAGATGTTGTAATATGGCCAAATCACGGACATGTAGTGCCGTATATTGATGATCAGATATATTTTGGACAATTCAGGTTTGATATACAAGGGTTGTCAGGATGGTGTCCTGAAGAAGATTTTGAAATATTGGAACCTATAAACAAATTTGTGAATGTTCAATATAAGGATAATCATCAATACAGGATGACCTATTTGGACAATGAAGTAATTTTTCAGAACTTTGGTAATGGTTATACAGCACCTATGATTGTGGGTAGGAGTTTTGATAAAAAAAATCATGACTATATTTTCCGTCTTTCACAACCACCTGCAAACAAGACAGAGTACAGGGTATGGAAGTTTGGAATGACTGATGAAGATGGGTGGAAGTATTTAATTAATAAGAAATAATATGAATAACGAATTCGTTCTATATAAAGAATCTCTAGAATTAAAACAAATCGGATTCGATGAAGAATGTTTCAGTAGGTATGTAAACGGTGAATTGTTAACTTATAAAGAACATAATGATGACAATTATCATTGGAGTAACGAAATATCAGTTCCATTAATCCAACAGGCTTTTCGATGGTTCAGAGATACCCACAAACTATATGCTGAAATTTTGGTTGATAGAACAATGGGACCGAAATTCTGTTATCAAATATTCTGTTTTAATCAAAATGAATTCGATTGGGAAGATTTAACCGATAGAAAAGAATTTTTTCTAGAATATTTTTATGAAAAAGCAGAATATGATTGTTTAAAAAAATTAATTGAAATTGTTAAAAATCGTAATTTATGAAGAAAAAATTAAAATTAATATCATATTTGGAATGTCAATAAGTAATGTATTTTTTCTTTTTACCTTTACTTATGTTTTCGATGAATTACCACTACACTAAAGATGTAGTGGTTTCTGGATCTTTCGATCCTTCTTTTTTAACGTTTCACAGACAAGATGCTTCTTAGGTTTCATCAAAATGAAACGGTCGTCCACAGAGCCGGCCTCCACGTTCAAAAACCGATATTCCATCGGTCTGTATGTTTTATACTTAGAGTTACGTTCATACAAGATGAAGAGGCTTTTCTTCTAAATTAACATGTATTATTACTTTATTGATTTTACCCGAACCAAGTTTTCAATTCGGAACCAAATATCAAAGAACGATTAAATGTATATATTAATTATTTAAAGTCCATTTCATCAAAATTCATCTAACGACAAGGTGCAATCGGATACCTGAATGTTGAAAGAAATTAATTTGTACCGATGGCCGGACTCGAACCGGCACGGGATTTATCCCAATGGATTTTAAGTCCATCTTGGCTACCTATTACAACACATCGGCATATATTATATTATTACAAGTATACAAAAAAGTTTTAAAATAAAAATTTTTTATTTTATATATATATAAAAAAGGTCTGACATCATTTTTTTCATAAAAAATTTAAAAAAATTTTTTTTATTCAAAAATTTTACATAATTTTGTAGTCTTAACAGAAAGTTCTTTAAAATACAGGTGGGTGCTAAGGGTTCGGATGTGTCTCAAGACCACCAAATGGTACATGTCCATTAGATGAAAAAGAAGTATTTAAGGTTTTTTCCCCTATTCTATAAACCTTTATTTAATACTTTTTTGATATAGAAAGAATAGGTTTCTTACTGACTGGCATGGGGGTGAGAATTAAAATCCAGTTAGGTAGTATGTTACCGAAAATAGACGAATAAAAAAAGTAGTGGTGAACTTTTTTTGTAGGTCAGACATACCTGACCGATTTTTTTTAAAATTGTTCTTAAAAATATTGAAACAAACTGAATTGATGATTATCATTGATTTAGTAAAAATATAGGGTGAACAGAGTGTGCGAATCCTCTACTCACTTGTTTTTATAGTGTAATTTGTTGATAATCGGTAAGATGTTACTGATTGTCACAAAGGAATTGTAAAAAGATTATTATCTAACATGGATGATAATGAGTTCGTCTAGCAGTAGGACACCCTAAACGTATTTAAAATCAGCATTGGGCTGGTACATCCTATTTATATTCAAAGTATGTTATAATAACACGTGATAAAAAATAAAAATGAATATGAAAAGGTGGCGTGGGTACTCTTTTGAATAAGTATACAAAGTAGAAAAGTACCTTTCCAGCTCTCATAAAATTATTGTTCTTAAAAATATTTCGGTTCTTCGTATTACAAATACACGTTCTGATCTAAACTATTCGGTATTCGGAACAATACGGTAGCTACTAAGCAAGAACCGAAAATGGGGAAATAGCTCAGTTGGGTAGAGCATTTTGTTAAGGGTGGTAATGAGTTTGATGTTCATTACCACCCCAGAAGGGTCAGAGGTTCAAATCCTTTTTTCCCCACAAAAATTTTTTTATTCCAAATATTATCGTATCTTTGTACCGTAAATGGAAAAAAACCATATTTTTGATTAAATATATAAAATAAATTAAACTTTTTTTAGAAATAATAATACAAACATAATATAAAACGAAATTGACAATGACAAACACATTTAAACATAGTAAACATTTTAGTTCATCATCCAAGTGGTTTACCACAATCGGGGTTGAAGTGAAATTGCTATGTCTCATGTAAAGGTCATACAAGATTTCCACCACTAACCCCGATAGACGAAAGTTTGTTGGGGTTTTTTATTTGTTGTTCTTTTAAAATAATATATGGTATTTGTAGTTCAGAGGTAGAACGCCGGTTTGTGAAGCCGGAAGCCGAGATTTCGAAATTCTCCAAATACCCAATTTAAAAAGGTTCTTTGACATCTTGAAATGAAATTAAAATAATTTAATGTGGAGGAATAGCTTAATGGTAGAGTATAGATTCATACTGACAACAAATATTCCCTTGAAAAAGTGGCGAGGTTAATCAGTTACTTCGTTTTTTCTTAAAAAAAAGAGATATGGGTTCGAATCCCATTTCCTCCGCAAAATGTAGTAGTGATTTTGAATGTTACTTCGACTTGAAAACGACAAAACCACATTCATACCTTTTTAATGGTAGTCGCGTGAAGTCGGTCACATTGTGGATGTGTTCATGGTATCGGTTCAAGTCCGATATATCACCCAAAAATAAATGGGACAGTGGTGTAGGTGGTCTTGCACGAAAGTCTGAAGAACTTTAGGTATCCGTTCAACTCGGATCTGTCCCACAATGGAAAGTTAATTGGTCGGGGTTGCCAACATAGTTTTGAAAACTATTGATTCGTCTAACAAACGAAGGGGGGTCGGGACCTCAATTTTCCGCGATCTTTATTTGATCACAATTTTTGACTTCGTAGCTCAATTGGTAGAGTACTAGACTTTAAAAATAAATAGGAGCACATAAATAAGAAATTTTTATGTGAATTTTCTCAAATTCGGTGAACTCTTTAAAATGACAACACCGAGCCAAGCCGAAAGGAAGGTGTAGAGACTAGACGGGAAACATCTAAGTCGTAAGATATGATGAAGGTATAGTCCAGACCACAAACTGAAAAGGTAATGAAAATTATAGTGGTAAAGTTAATCTAGGGGTTATGGGTTCGATCCCCATCGGAGTCACTAATGATTTCGAACTCATCATTTATTTAATATATTTTTATTAATGATGAGTTCGAAATCAAAAGAGAACAAAATAATTTTTATATACTAATAAAAAAGATTTGAAAAAGAATGTCCTTATTGTGGTAAATAAATTAATTGTACCTAGAATAAAATATAAATTAAATTGTTTAAATTGTGGAAATAAATTTGATATAGAAACAACTGAATCTAATTTTAAAAAAGGCAAATATAAAAAATGTTGTAGTAGTGAATGTTCACATAGTTATTCTTCAAAACACAACAATTATGATTTAACTAAAAAATCTTTTTGTAAAAAATGTGGAAACGATATAATTATAAAAAATCAAGCTTCAATTAAAAATTCACTTTGTAATGATTGTAAAAAAATAAATGGTAAATATAATAAAAATAAATACATTGTTAAAGAAATTATAAAATGTGAAAAAGTTGAAAAAGATAAAATTAAATATAGAATTTTTTGTAAACAATGTGGTCAAGAAAAATGTTTAAAACCAGAAATATGTAAAAAATTTAGAATATATCCAACGTTGATTAAATATTTTGGGTTTGATAAAAAGTATATAGGAACTTTAAAAATTTATGAAGAATATGAGAGAATTAAATTAAATTTATACAATGATTATTATATTGATTTGTTGAGTATACCAGATTTAATGATTAAATACGATTATGTTTGTAAAAATGATAGGAATTTTTCGAAAATAATGGAATCTTTAAATGTTAAAAGAAGAAAATTTAGTGATTCAACAAAAAATTCTTATTTGGTAGGAAAATTAAATCCATTAACTCATACACCATATAAAAATGGGTGGCACACAACATGGGATGAAAAAGAAGTTTTTTATAGAAGTTCTTATGAATTAAATTATTGTAAAATACTAGATAATCAGAAAATTGATTATGAAATGGAAAAAATAAGATTGATTTATTGGGATTCACAAAAATTAAAATTTAGAGTGGCTATACCAGATTTCTATTTAAAATATTGTAATACATTGGTAGAAATAAAATCTGATTATACATATGATGAACAAAATATGAAAGATAAAATCAAATCATATAAAGAACATGGATATAATTTTAAACTTATATTAGAAGGAAAAGAAATAAATATTTAATGGGTTCGTATCATAATTGGTAATGAAATTGACTCTTAATCAATGCTATGAGATTTCGAATATCTCCGAACCCACAGGTTTCAAAAAATATACGTGCATGGTGTAACGGTAGCATAAGGCACTCCAAACGCCTTGGTCTGGGTTCGAATCCTTGTGTGCGTGCAAATGGAAGGTTGACAGAGTATGGGTAATTGTACAAGTTTGCTAAACTTAGGTTAGGGTGATACCTACGGGGGTTCGATTCCCTCACCTTCCGCAACTTGTGGTTTGAATCCACTCTTATGTCAGGAAAATTTGGAAAATTGCCAGAAAAGTAATGGTCCAGTTTCGAAAACTGAGGACGGGATAAAACCCGAATAGGAGCGTTACCTATATTTTCCGCAAAGATAATTAATATATAGTTACATGATAACTATTTTTAAAATATTTGAGCAACAGAATCAAAATTTCTGGAATTGGTTTGGTGATTCCAAAGTCACCAATAATGGTGAACCGATGGTAGTATATCACGGAACAAAAGAAACTTTCGATGTTTTTGATGAGAAAAAAATTGGTTATGGAACTGGGAATTATGGACATTACGGATATGGTTTCTATTTTTCCGATGATAAAAGGGAAGCAGTAGGTTACGGTGATAAGATGATGGAATGTTATATTAAGATAGAAAAACCATTTACTGGGTCTGATGAAGAAATTTTATTATTGAAAAGGAATGGAATATGTAACATTGATGACATGGTGATTCAATCTATTGATTTTGATTCTTTATATAAGGAAATAAAAAGGGTAGATCCGAATTTAAGTGTTTTGATTGATTATATTAAGTTATATGGTATTTCGGATGCGTGGGATAAATTTCACGAAGAAAAAAGGGTAATAAAGGATTATTACAATACGATATCGAATATTATTGATGAATACAGTACATTAAAAAAAGATTTTTTTGAAGAAGTTCCGGAATATGTTTTTAATGAACTGAAAGAAATTGGGATAGATTTATCAAAATTAAAATATAATCAAGGGTTTAAGTATGATCAGTGTTTACATTGGATAACAGATTTGGGTAATTACAGTAAGGGGGTAACTGATGTAATTAAAAAATTGGGGTTTGATGGTGTAATATATGGTTCCGAATATGTTGTTTTTTATCCAAATTGTATAAAGTCTATAAATAATGATGGTAGTTGGGATAAGGATGATACAAATATTTATTCTTAAAAAGAAGTTTTTGTAATGAAGTATATAAAAAATTTATCACAATTTTTAGTTGAAAAATTAACCAATGTAACAGGTAAGATGAAACAACTGGTTGATTATTTTAATAAAACGATAGAAGAGAAAGAAAATGAGTTACCAGAATTTTTTGATGATAATTATCCACATGTATTCTCCGATTGGGTTCTAAATAATTCTGGTTATTTCGTAGATTTAGAGGGGTATGATTCAGAAGATGAAGCATTTGAAAACATTATATATCCAGAAACATACTATGATTTAACACCGGATGTGAAAAAATTATATAAAGAATTTCTCGTTGAAATTGTCGATGATGTTTTCAATAACAATCCATATGATTTATATGAATTGCCACTATATGTAACATTTACTTATGAGGGTGATGTTAAAGATGATTGGTTGGTTCATTTTACGGGTGAAGATGAATCTCTTGAAAATATATTAAAATCACAAAGTTTTCATGGATTATCTAATATGAAAAATTTACCACAGTCTGCTGGTGCAGATGAATGGGTTGAAGGTGGATATTGTTTCGCGTTTGATTTGGGGGATATATATAGTAATTTTAAAAATGGGTACAGTCATTACGGTAATAAGGGTATTTTATTTAAATCCAGTGGGATTAAACTTTATCATAATGGTGATGATGAAATTCAAGTAATATTTATAGGAAATCAGGTAAGTAATTTGATTCCATTTTGGTATGATTCTGATACTAAAGAACTTTATAATAAAGATAATACTATTCGAACAAAAGATATTGATGAATTTTTTGATCAGATGATACAAAATAATTAAAGGAAGGAAAACTGATCAGGGCGTCGGCGGTGGCTGGAAACCATTCGGATCAATTTATTGGTTGTGGATCGAGACCACTTTCTTCCGCAAATTTCATTTCAAATGTTAATTTTCATAAATTTCGGAATTAGGTATAATTTCCTGTGTACCAAATATCAAAGCGTGATTATTCCAAAATTCTATTGATTTTTCTGTTGCATGTCTATCCCAAGGTTCCACTTCTGATTGTGTTCCTATATAAGCGGTTATAATTATATAGATATTATTTGTTTTTTTCAGAACTATTGTTGCACTATTTGTTGGTTCTGGTTCTCTATTTTTAACAAATTTGGTATAACCTTTTCTTCCTATTCTCAAAGCGTAAATAATTTCATCATTATCATCAACTTTAACACATGTTGTTTTTCCGATTTCATATGGAAAATCTATTTGTTCCGAAATAAAATATCTGTTGTCACATTCTAATTTCCCTATAATATCTGGTAGGATATTTACTATTTCTCCATGTAAATGACTATTTTTACCCACAATAATCAAAAATCCATCTTTTGACAGGTATTTTGTTTTCGGTTTAATTTCTAAATCATTTACAAACTGTTCAAATGTTTTTGTATAATTCAAATTTTCCCATCTTTTATCATTAAAAGACATACCAATTATTTTATATGCTTCTGGAAATTTTTCATTCTGAATTGTATTATATTCAATATAATCAATATATTCATCTGCATCGATAGGAACATTTGCTTTTTTTAATATTTCTGAATATTTATCAAGGAATTTTTGTAGATTGGGCTTATCGTAAATATAAAGAGCTCCACTTGATGTACAACAAAAACCATCCTTATAATCTTTTATACTACTTTCGTATTCACTAAGTTCTGCCCATTTTATTAATAAATTTTTTGCATTCATTCCACCATATTTTTCGATTGTACTAAGGGGTAAATATCCAACCAGTTTTTTTGTACCAACATTTAACAAATCATTAAATAAATTTCGATCATTATACAATTCAACATTGGATAAAAGATTTTCTATTTTTTCTATTTCAGAATTATAAACAAATTGTTCAAATGTTTTCATCTTCATTATATATAAAAAATAGATTCAAAATTTAATATATAGGTAAAAAAGAATCTAAACCCAGTATGAAAAATATATTTAGTTTTGAAGAATACTTATTAGAAAAAGAAAAGGTCGATGACAAGAAGGTTATTGTTGATAAAAAGGTTGATAAAGAAAAAGTTGTTGATAAAGTTGTTGATAAAACAACCGATAAGGACAAAAAGGAACCCGTAGTTGAAGAGAAACCAAAACCTAGTGGATTAACACCAAAGCAAGAAAAGAACTTGCCACAACACTTAAAAGACGCTATTTTGAAGGCAAAAGCTAAGAGGGATAAAGTTCAACCACAGAATGAGGGTAGGGGTATTTGGAAAGATAAATGGGATAAGGGTGATTTGACATTGACATTATATTATTCAATTTACGGAACACGTGGATTGGGTTTAACAGAAAAAGAATTGGCCGAAGATGTCATTGGATCTAGTTTAAATTCTTTAAAGAAACAGGCTTTAAATTTTAATTATTTAAGGGGTGAAAGTGGATTAGATAGACCACACACTATTCAAACTGCAGTTTTTGATGAATATGGTAAATCATCACCGGTGGAATTAAGAAAAATTTGTTTAAAAATAATAGATGAAAAAGCTGGTGGTGATGGAAAAATTTTTCAACAAAAGATTAAACAAAAAAACATGAAAAAGGAATTAGATTCTGAATTTCGTAAAAGGGGGTTCGATCCATCAAAAATGAAATCAATAGGGAAAAGACCAACTTTAAGGTCGATGTTGGAAGATCCAGATGAAATCACCGAATCTTTTATATCTGGAGTAAATTATGATAATACAATAGTTCCATTTTTGAAAAAATCTGTTGGTGATATTTCCAAATTAACCCCATATATTTTAGAACTTGGGAATAGGGTATTTTTAACATCGGATGGTCGTGTTGAAATATATGAAGATGATAAAAAGGTTAAAGTTTATAAAGATGTACAGGATTTTATAAATAGAATTTATAGAACCGCATGATAGAATTGGTATTTACAAAAAACCGGATTCTAATTACAAATATAAACGGAGAAAAAAAGATAATTAGTATAATATAGCTTTAATATTATAAACAACATAATTGGTTGAGTCAATTTCTATTTTATCTTTGAATTTATTCCCCAAATATCCAATACTTTTTAAAAACAAGGAAGCTTCTTTTTGTGAACCACAAACATATGTTAACCATTCATATACTTGTTTATTTGTTGTTTCATATTCAACAAAATCTGTTTGAAATTGTTCAATTTCATTTTCTTTATTGATATATTCCAATTCTTTTATTATAGAATCTTGATCATCAAATTGATCATCAAGATTGAAATATTTGCCGTTTTTAAGTCTAAATTCTTCAACGAATCCACTTTTCAGAAAATATCTTTGTGCAACTGTTTCTGAATCAGAAAAATAAATTCCCCAACCACCGATATTTTTACCATCACCAGATCCTATTTTATCTAAATCGAAGGTATCGAATTTTCTATCAGAACCATGATAAACATCAATTATTTCATTGATATATTCTTCAAACATTTTTATCAATTTTCAAAAAGGTTTATTTTTCCAGATTTTGTATGCTAAGATACCCAAATAAATTACGATTGAACTTACTATAATTACCCATTTAGCCAAAAATACAACTAAAAGTATAAATATAATAGGTACTAATAAAGATAATAAAAAAGAATTTAAATTTTCTTCGAACCATGTTTTAATATTCATAATAATGTTTTTTCTTTTTATATATAAAAAATGATAATGAAGTTTTAATATATAATATTTATGATAAAATACACAGATTTTAAATTAATAACGGAAGATATTGATTCCAAATTAAATAAAAGGGAATATAATAACATTTTAAAGAGAATTGGAGTAACTGGTAATACTGGTAAATTTAGTTTATCTAACATTGATGGTAATAGGGTAAAAATAAAGGCAAGTGAATTAACACCGAGTCAAACAGATATATTTCTGGATAAAATTTTTGCACATTTGATTGATCTTGAAAAATTTGTAAAAAAGGCTATTAAAGGAAAAGTAAAAGATGATGATATTCTTATTAGTTCGGATAATCATATTATAGATGGACATCATAGATGGGCATCTGCTTACATTTTAAATCCCGATTGTAAAATGAAATGTACACAAATAAATCTAACACTTGAAGAATCTATTCCGGTTTTAACCAATTTAATTAAAAACAAAGCATCAAATCAAAAAGAAAAAAGTGATACTGATTATAAGTATAACATATATGATTTGGTAAGTTTAAGTAAAGATGATTTACTCGCAGCTCTTTCTAAAATAATTAAGAAGGAAGATCCAGAAAAAGTAAGTAGATTTTTAGATAAGGTGTATAAAAAGAATGATTCTGATTTACATCCATTGAATTTTTTTGTAAAAAATATTCAGAAATTACCAAACCCACAATATCATTTAGAAAGGGCTGATATGCCACAATTAAGTAGTGAAGAAATCGAAAAGATTATTAAGGATTAATATTTTTTACACAAAATTGTACCCACTATTAAACTTAATATAATCAGACCCATTGGAAAACAATATATAATTATGTGTTAAAGGCTTTTAAATACAGGTTATACCCAACGGATGAACAAAAAATTTTATTAGAAAAACATTTTGGGTGTACACGTTTCATTTATAATTTAGCGTTGGAAACAAAAATCAGTGCATACAGTTCAAATCGTGTTTTTGTTTCAAGGTATGATCTTCAGGAACAATTGGTTGATTTAAAAAATGATGTTAATTGGTTGAAGGAAGTAAATAGTCAATCATTACAATCTAGTTTATTACATCTTGATAATGCCTATAATCGTTTTTTCAAATTCAAGACTGGATTTCCAAAGTTTAAGTCCAAACATCATAAAAATTCATTTTCAGTTCCACAGGGAATAAAGGTTTTCAATAGAAAAGTTTTCATTCCGAAATTTTTGGAAGGAATTGAAATGGTAATTGATAGAAAACATGAAGGGACAATTCGTTCCGGAACCGTTTCTAAAACACCATCACAGAAATATTTCATTTCAATTCTGTGTGAAACTGGTGTTCCGGAACCAACTAAAAAACCTATTTTATCGGAAACTACCATTGGAATTGATTTAGGTTTGAAAACATCCAATGGAGAAAAAGTGGATATTCCGAATTTTGATAAGAAATCGAACAAACTAAAAATTCTGCAAAGGAAATTATCAAAAAGAATTAAAGGTAGTAACCGATTCAACGTAATTAAATTAAAAATAAGTAAAATTCACGAATCAATCTGTAACATAAGAAAGGATTTTCAACACAAATTATCAACCGAGATAACCAATCGTTTTGATACCATTGTAATTGAAGATTTGAATGTTAAAGGAATGATGCGGAATCATAAATTAGCTAATTCCATTCAGAAAGTTTCATGGAGTGAATTTACATCTATGTTGGAATACAAATCTAAATGGAAAGGGAAAAATCTAAAAATAGTGAATAGATTTTTTCCATCCAGTAAATTATGTTCAGTTTGTGGATATAAAAAAGATGATCTCACATTAAAGAATCGTGAATGGATTTGTCCGTGTTGTAATACACATCACGATAGAGACTTAAATGCTGCAATCAATATTAAAAATAATTGGCTGGCGGAATACCAGTGTCAGAACGTGGAGAAACATATTGTCGATGAAACGTTAATTTCATTACCATTAGGTGAGGATGTATTCATTCAAAAAGTTTTTTAATATATAAAAGAAACGAAATTATGATGAAACTTTACGAAAAATTAAAAGAATTAGATTTAATCGAAAATTACAAAGAATTTGTTGAACTTATTCATATCAGGGCAATCTGGGTGAATAATACACCCATTAGTGATCCGAATTTTAATATATCAGAATCTGATAAAATAAAAATAGGTATTAAGGAATTATAAGTCCGTTTGTGGTGGGACATCAAAATCTTCCTGTGGTGTTGATGGATCGTGTGGTGGTTCACCAGTAGAATTTTGAAAAGCGGGATCATTCAAATTCGGTGTGGTTAATGTTCTTAATCTTTTCATATCGTGTATATAAGCTTTGTAATATACTTTTTTCATATTTTCGAATTCAATATTTTCACCACAATCCAATTTATCAGTATCGACCTTCCAAGATGGATAATAACATCTTACAGTCAATGGAATTTTAATAATTTTATCCCTAGAACCTTCCACTGGAATATCCCTAGGTAATTCGAATGTTTTATCATCCGGTTTTTGTAAAACCAAATCTATTTTTAAACCATAATAATCCATACTGAAGAAATAGTAGTTATATAACATATCTAATATTTTTTGATAACAAATATAACTTTCACCTTCAGATGCCAAATGTATTTCCACATTATAAGTTAATTGAATGGGTATCGCTTTCACTTTGGTTACGATTCTCTTCAATTCCTTATTTATCTTAACAGTTTTAGGTATATACATATTTGGGTTCGCGTATTCATCACTAACTGGTGACCAGTTTTCTAATGTTATAACACCACGTTGTTTTTGATCTGTATTAAGTTCAACCCTTTGATCGGTAACATCATCAACAAATGAATCTAATAAAAAACGTTGTTCACCAACCATACTTGAGTAGAAAGGTAATGAAACACATTTTTTTCCGGTTTCGAATCTATAAACCCATCTAATATTTCTGTTTAATGTTTTAGCCAAGGCGACTAAAATCATTCTAAAATAATTATTATCATAATTATATTCGTGTCCAATTTTACTCAAGTCAGAACTCATCGATGTGTGTTTTCTTTTTATATATTAAATATCCTAAAACAAAAAAGGGTTCATATAGATGAACCCCCTTTTGAAAGAATTTAATATTAATTACACATATAACTTTTTTATTGGAATTTTCGACCATTCTTTTAATTTTGAATACCACGAATTAACATTTGGTTGATGTGACATTCTACCTCTTTTTGCCGAATTAATTAAGTTTCTCTTATATTTGTCCCATTGGGGATCTTCCATGTATTTTTCAACAAGACGTGCCAATGGTGTTGCAAATTCAAATTTTCCAGCGTAATGAAAATATTTCCATATTTCGACATTTAAATCTATACATTCATTTGTAAATTTGGGATCACCCTGTTTTAACTTATTACCATATTTTCTAATAGAATTGGTTGTTACTTCCGGATTACCTGTAAGAAATTTGATTATGTGTGTATTGGTCAATTTGGTGTTTTTAACCAATTGATCCATTTTTGTGTAAAAGGGGTTTTCTTCTTTGACAAAACTATCGATATTATCTTTTGCCCCCCATTTCTTTGAATTGTTATTTACGATTTCTGTAATATATTCCCTGATTTGAAATTTCAGTTCATCATCAGATAATATATTTTCATTTTCAAATACATGGAAAGTAAAATATACATCTTGATCCAATTCCACACTCACCTCAAAACGATGTTGACCATCTAAAATATACCATTGTCCAATTTTACCATACAATCCTCTCATATCAATCCATAAAATCATGGGAATTGAAGGATCAAATCCTATTTTTTTCATAGATTTTCGAATCAATTTTTTGTTCGATTCATAAATTACCCTATTGATCGGGATGTAATGTAATTTAGAAAAATCATGGGTACTGAAAATGTAAAATTTCTTTTTTGTCTTTTTCATAATAATAATTTTTAGGTTTTAGGTTTTTGGTTTATGTTTAAATTTGAATTACAAAATTACGACTTATTTTTTAATAAAAAAAATTATTTTAACGATTTTCCTTATAAACAATTATATAGTCCGGATTAAATCTACTACAACATTTACCACATGATGTTTTTCCTTTTGGTCTTTTATATTTATAACTAACATGTCCATTTGGACAAACCCCGATATAAGGGGCGTTATTTTGTGCGAATTCATTTTTTTCACCAATAAAACTATCAACCTTATAAACACGTTCACCATTCCCACCCAATTCAATATGTTTTGATTTCCAAATGTAATTATGACCATTTCTTGGTCCAACTACAGCGTGTGCTATTTCGTGTGTAATGTAATTAAAACTGGTGGAAAAATAATCATTGTGGTGAATGGGAGTAAAGACATAACAAGATTTATAGAATCTTTAAATCATGGTAAATTCAAAGAAGTTAATCATGAAAGGTCAGATAATAGTAAATTACATTATATAACAGCAATTAAACAATAATTATTATGAAAAAGACAAAAACAACACAAAAAGAAGAAATCATTAAAATGTTAGATGGTATGAATGCTCATGCTTTGGCCATCACACAGGAAAAGGTTAGTCAGGTTTATGATTTTTACAAATCATGGTTGGATACCAAAACATCAGATTCCGAAGTTATTATGAATGGTAAGGTTATATTTGGTAATAAACACAATTTTACCATCCTTATATCATCCAGACCCCGTAATAGGAAAAAATAACGTTTTTGGGAGAATTTCTGATAATTATTTCTTGATTTTATCAGAAATTCTCTTAAAGATATTAAGTAATTTAAAATCTGAATTATTTTCCGGGTCTATTTGTACACCATACATATAGTAAATGGAATTTACAACTTCATGTACTTCATCATCGTTGTGTAATATATCAAACAGGTCTATTTTATCATCCAAATCATAATTTCTAATATCGGTAGATAAAATTCTCTTAAAGAAATTATCAGCAATTTGATAATATTTCAATATTTCTTGTTTTTTGGATTCTTTTTCTTCTTTCTTATATGGATTTTTCAAGAAATCGATTTCATCCGGGGTTAAATTTTCTATTCCTTTATCCAATAGATCATCCATTTCAATTTCCAAATCCGTTTTTAAAGATTCGTTTAATTCTTTATATGTTTTCAAATATTTCATCAATTAAATAATTCTTTTTTAAATAAACTATATTTCTTCAGATATTCTCTCAATAATTTTGGTTTTACTGGTTCTTTTTGTTCATCAATATTTTTATTCAATTTTGTTTTAAAATCATTGAAATCATCAAATTCAAATTTAAAAAATATTTCGTTGTCAATCGGATAATATTCTATTGAATAATTTTTTTTCACTTTATCATAAATAATTCTTAAATATTTACCATCGATAGAATAATAATGTATTTCATTTTTATCATATATAACATTTTCTGGTTTTATATAATTAAAGATGTTATTTAATAAAGACATAAAATCATTATCATCATAATCTTCTATCTTTTTATTTTTATCTGAATCTTTAAAACAATTATAATAATTACGATCAATACTATCAAGAACAGATTGACGATTTTCACCAAATGAGTTAAATTTTAATTTTTTTGTTTTTAACAAATCGTTTTGAATATAGTAAATTAAAATAACATTATTAGATAAATCCACTTCTATATTAATATAAGCATCTTCTTTTTTGGTTTTAATAATGTAGATTGTATTACTATTTTTTGTTTTATATTCCCCGGTGAAACTATCTGTTTCTAATATAGTTTTTAATTCATCAAAAAATACTTGGTAGATATTCTTTTGTATTTTATTTTCACCATGTTCCAGAATTTTAATGGATTTTGGATTGAATACTATTAATTGTTGTGGTTCATTGTCGTTCACAACACCTTTATTATCTACAATTCCATCATATCCTAATTTATTGAAAAATCTATTCCAAGTGATATGTGGTAAATATTTATAACTATTTATATTAATTGTATTAGAACCTGATGTTAATACATTTCTTTTTGATGGTTCAACATTTAACATATCAAGAACATCCCATAATTTTTTATCATATCTTTGATTACTTTTTCCGAAGTCACCAAAGTTTATTTTGTTAAAGACATCAGATAACCCGGTTTTAATAAAAAATTGTTCAATATCATTAAGATTAACACTATTTATTTTTAGAAAATTTTTGGTGTTTATTTGACAAATATAATAATATTTCATCGAATATCCATATTGCATCGAACTACTATCTTCCCCAGATATAAAATTAGATGGATAAAAATAAATTCCATATGGATCATGGTGTTTTTTTTGTGGATTGATACCTAATTTATTTAAATCAGTAAAATGAACATATATATTTTTTTGATTCGAATATTTCTTTAAATTAAGAAAAGCAGTATAAGATTCTTCCTGATTGATCAAATTTTCTAATATAATAGATTCAAATATTTTAAAATTAGTTATCATTTCCGTATTCATTTTTTAATATTTCCATCATTTCAAGATGATTATGAACTGTTTTTATTTGATAATTGTGTTCCAAACCATATTTAGTTACTATTTCGTCAATATCCTTTTTTTCTAATCCTCTGGTTCCATAATTATGTATCGGTAATGGATCACCACCCGTTGTTTTAAAATACAAAATACTATTTCTTGGAACTTTAAATGATTTACTATTAACCGACCATTCACCTTCATACTCGTAAACTTTTGATATATATTCAAAAGATCTTAAAAGTATTTTTTTTAATTCGTTAAATGTTAATTTTTCAATTATATAATCTTCAACAGGTTTCCAATTTGACCAAGGATACTCACTCGTTTTTGGATATTTAGATGCTAAATCTTTAACTATTTCTAATGTAATTTTGGTAAAATCATCAAGGGTATTTATATGAAGTTGTCCTGCGTGATATAAATGATTTAATTTTTCCGTCAGTTCATATTGTGATTCATCAATATATTTAATAACACCATTCTTATCATAGAAATATTTAAAATCCAACCCACCTTTTTTATTATGTTTAACATTATAATGTAAGTCTTGAAATATTGATCTTATTGCAGAAGAAAAAGATATATCTGTATTTTTATATATTGTAAAATTTGGTTCATTCATTGTTAATCTCCTCCAAAATTTAAAATTGTTTTTACACAACGAATCGGTGTTAAAATATTCTATTGGTTCAATATCATTTAATTTCACAACATCAGACCCTTTCATTATAAGTAACAAATCCCTAATATCAAAAAAACTTTTACTTATTCTATAATGATCCGAAATTCCTTTTAACTGAATAAATTCCATTCTCATCAATGAATCTAATGTAGAATTTCTTTTATCTCGTTCTTGTTCGAAATGACCACTTGGTAATCTCAACACAAGATAGAACCATTTAGGAACTTCTTTTTTTACCCATTTTTTTTCAAATATTTGGAAATCTGTTATCATAATTACAGTATATATTAAATAAAAAACCGTAAAGATTGTTCCTATCTTTACGGTGCCGAAATCGTAATTTCTACGACTTCTTTACTCCTTCAACACTGTTTCAATTAAATGGTTGATGAGATAAATTTATATAATGAATACTATCCCAGAAACATAAGGGATATTGACGTTTCCCAGACAAGGTGCTTCTTAGGTTTCTTATTAGAAACGTTCGTCCACAGAGCCGGCCTCCACGTCCAAAAACCGATATTCCATCGGCCTTTTGTATTATATATTAAATCTTTTAAGTCTGAATGAAGTTTTTTGGAATAAAAAATAATATATAGTTTATGATGAATTTTTTAAAAACATTTGAAAGTTTAACTGATTATAAAGTGGAAGTTCTAACCACCACAAAAATTAGAAAAATTTATAATAAATTATATTCGAATAATATAAACTTTGATTTAAAAGATAAAATTAATTATTTTGATTATCAAGATATGAGAGGTTCGTGGGGTGGTGGAAATGATATTTATGATAAAACATTAAGATTAATAACTGCTTATAATGATAAAGACATATTGGGTATATGTAAAATTGCTTATTGGACAATGACTAAACATTTTGCTGTTAGTTATTTATCTACAAATAAAGACTATTTCCATATGGGAGTTTCAAAGAAAATATTAGAAGTGTTATTTCAATATTTTTCCGAAACATATCCCGGTGAAATATTAGGATGGTCTGGATATTCTATTGACGGTTGGAAATACCTTCATCCTAAAATTTTAGAATTATCTAAAAAATATAATGTAAAACTGGAAGAAAAAGGTATTGAATATGTTACTGGTGATTGGACCGATGAAAAAAGGGAATTATATAATAAAAGTAGGGAAGAAATTAAAAATATTTATGGTTATTATCCTTATTGATTTTTAAATATGACCAACAACCATAGGATTTTCATTTATCACCACATCAACACCTTTATTAAAATAAAAGTTTAAATAAAACAACAATACATAAAATTATAATGAATAAAACAAAAGGTATCCATAATGGTGAGAATACCCACCACCAACTCCAAGATATAACACCTACTAATTTAAGAATTAAAAATACAATAAATAAAGTACCACCTAATCCGATACCACTTGATGTTTGTTGATTTGTCATAATAATTTTAATTTGTTTTTATTTATAGTTAAAAAATAAATTAAAGTTTTAAATTAGCCATATAATTCATCAATGATTCTAACAGCCTTCTCGTAGCGGATTGCCCAATCAGATCCGTTCACAATTTGAACGTTACAACCCTGTGAAATAAGAAAATCATAATGATAATCCCTCAATTCATTTCTTCTTTCTTCATTCAATCTGGTTCCATCATCGATGTAAGGTGCATCATTTTCTAGAAAAATATGTAGATCAAATTTATTAGCTTCTTCTATCCATTCTTCGAAAATTGGTATTTTGTTGAATAAGAAATAAGAATACATTTTAGTTGTATTCAAATCTGTATCAGCAAATAAAATTTTATTTGATGTTACAATTTTCCCCTGAATGTCTTTAGCATGGGATTTTCCAATTTCCATTATCATATCAAATGTACATTCATCAGTATTTGGACAAATCACCCTACCCCATTCCTGAACAAAATTAGTATGATACCTTTTAGCTAATTTTTCAGTCATTGTACTTTTACCAGTGGATTCTGTACCACAAATACATATTTTTTTAACAAAATATGGTTTAACAACATCCGGGATATAATCCCAGTAAACGAACGGGCTATTCCGAATCTTAGTCCCTGATACAAAGAACTCCACGCGATCATTATCAAACATAATATGTTCAATACCCATAAATTCCGCTGTGAAATCACCATAACGTTCCGATGAGAACAAATAGTTCACGTCAGGAAATTCTTTTTTTAACCAGTCGCCCCACATTCTAGAAATCAATTTAGACGAATATGGCACGATTGGTAACTGAATGTCAGTAATCCTCACTTCAATGTTTAAATCGTTTTTAAACGTATCTAATAACCATCCTAGACGTTTTTTTCCGGGTATCGGATCATCATTGCCAACACAAAGTAAAACATAAAGATAATCACACTGAGATTGTGCGAATTTAATTAAAGATTCGTGCCCGATGTGATAAGGGGTGAATTTTCCAAAGACTAATCCTATTTTTTTCATTTTGAATTATTTATATTAAAAATTTTATCAATATTTTTAAAATTATTATCCATAATTATATTATAATTATATAATTCTTTAGCCGATTTTTCTTTTAATAAATTTGTTTTTAAATGTTTATTCCAATAATATGTTGATTTAATTTCAAAAACAACTTTTGTGTCTTTTATTTTAAAATCAATAAAATAATTATGCCTTTTTCCATCTTCTATATAACTTATTCTTGGTCCTTTCTCGATTAATTGAAATTTATTTATAGATTCTAAATATTTTAAAAATTTAAGTTCATATGTTCCATAATAATCAATACCATTATATTGTTTGATATTTTTAATTACCCAACCACTATTGAGTTTTCTTTTACCATTTTTAAACGATTCAATCGCCGATAAACTCATTTTATCTTTAGTTTCTTGACTTCTTTTTTGTCCAATAACCTTTAATAATCTTTTTCTTGTTGATTCTTTTTCTTTTTCTTTTATTTTTTCTTTACTACTTTCCCAAGTAAACGGATTTCCATTTTCTTCCATCCATTTTTTATGTGCTAATTTCTGATTTTCAGATGGACTAATTCCAAAATTTCCATTTCTTTCTCCCCTACATTGACATTTTTTACAATAATGAATATTAATTTCTAAATTTAAATTTCTTATTCTACGTTCAAATATTTTTTTACAATCATTACATTTTACTTTTATAAATTTTTTTCGATAAAAACTTTTCGTTATTAATTTTGACCAATGAACTAAATAAATTTTATTAAGTTCTGGTTTAAATCCCAAAGTTTTTAACCATCTACTTGGTTGTGAATAATGAGTTAATATTACTTCTACATTTTCAAATTTTTTTAAATACATAAGATATTTTTATCTTATATATTAAATTTAAAAATCTAATTTTTACCATTCCATATTGGACATCAGACTAAAAGAAATAAACACCAAGATTCAAATTTAATATTTTTTTTAAAATAAAAAAATTTTAATATATATTATATGAAAAAAACTATATTATTTATAATTTTATTTTTATTTAGTTTCATTTCTTTTGGTTTTGATCAAAAATATCCAGAACACTTTATTAATATTATGAAATCTGTTTTATTGTTTGAAGGTGGATTTTCTGATATATTAGATGATCCGGGAGGTGCAACAAATTTCGGTGTGACTCAACAAACATATGATTTTTATAGATTAAATAAAAATCTTTCACAACAAACTGTAAAAAATATAACAATAGATGAAGTTTATGATTGTTATTATAGATTTTATTATTTGTCTTCCGGTTGTGATACCCTTTCACCAGCTTTAGCATTTGTACATTTTGATTGTAGTGTGAATTTTGGTGTTTCCAAATCGAAAAAACTTTTTTTACAATCCATTAACAAATTAGATACTTTAGATAAAAAATTAGCATTCAACTATATAGAAGTTAGAAAAAATGAAAGATATGAAATAGTCAAAAGAAATGAGAAAAAAAGAAAATTTTTAAAAGGTTGGCTCGCTAGGGATGAAAAAATTAGATTAATCATCGAACAATATTATTGAGATATTTTATTTTCAACCAATTAAACAATCCATAGATTGCCATACCTGTAAATATGATATATTCTATTCCAACCACAAATATTCCAGAATAAAAGAATAATCCAACACAAAATATATCAGTAACTATCCAAACATACCAAGATTCAATATATTTCTTCGATAATAAATTAATTCCAACAACACTCATAATCAAAACAGTAACATCTAAAAATGGGTTTTCTGATTTCACTGGAAATATTTTATCTATATTATCCAATAATAACCACCCAAGAATTATAGATATTATTATACTTATAAATGTTATTATTCTTTGTTTGTTCGTCATAAAAATTAATCCCTTATCTTCATCTTTATCTGTTTTCTTCCATATAAAAATTGATATTAAACATATATAGGTGAAATATATTTGTAATAACATATTAGCATATAATCCTGTGTACCAAAACAAAAAGAAGAAACAAATTTGGGCAACAATACTTGTCACCCAGTTCCACAGGTTTGCTTTTGTTGCTAAAATAACGGATATAAAATTAAAAATAGAACCTATCAGTTCTAAATAAGTTAAATTATATCCAAATATAGTTAATACGGTTCCCATATTTGGTAAGTTACGAAAAATAAACGGGATAAAAAAATGTAAGGGAAGATTTCGTCTTTTTAGACGAAAATTAAGGAAATTCGTCTTTTTAGACGAATATTACAAGATTGTTTGATTTAGATATTTTTCTTAATTCATCATAAAATTTTCCAATATCATCATAATTTTTAAACCAAAATGTTGGATTATCAAATATGACAAATACATCATTAAATTTTTTTAATGTATCAAATAATTTAACAGTATCATTTTCTTTAAATATAATTACAAAATGTTTTTCTTTGTTTCTTCTATATTCAACAAACATTGTATCTACAATAACAACATTATCATCATAGTAATGGTCTATAAAAGACTGAATTTTTTCACTGTACATAATTTTATAATTTAAATTTTAAACCAGTGAAGAAACAAAATTGTTCATTTACAAAATACAAAGGACTACCATCACCACCAATCATACCATTAGATAAATATTTCTGGTTAGTGAAATTGTTTAAATAAATATCCCATTCTCCCCAATTCCATTTTAATCCAATCGTTGCGTTTAAGATGTAATAACTTGGAATAGTATAATCATTCTTTTGATCTATATATGACCAACTTTGATACCTACCACCCAACCCAACGACAAACCATTTATAATTATAAGTCAGTTCCGTATTGGATAACCATTCTGGTGTCATCACTGGTGTTGATTCTGTATTATTCCAAGTGATTTTACTTTTATTGTATGAAATATTTTGTGTTAAGGTTAATCCGAAATTCCATTTATACTTGAAATCAAATTCCAATCCTGTTCTATAACTTTCATCAACATTAATATGAAGTGGTAATCCAGTTGGACCATATTCACCTGTTAATACTAATTCATTATTAAACATCATATAAAATAGGTTGATATTCAAATTCATATTTTTTATAATATAACGGTATCCAAATTCTTGGTCTAAAACAGATTCTGGTTTTAAATCATAATAGACAGCGTTACCAAGTGAATCAGATAATAGATTATCATATCCACCAAACATATCATTTCTAATTGGTTCACGATGAGTTTTACCAATAGAATAATAAAGGATATTATGTTTTATTTTGTATTCGACACCAGCACTATAATTGAAAAAATTCCATATAAAAGGTTTCAAATAAACATCACCATTATAAACAAATGTTGTATAACGATATTGTAAATCCCCGTAGAAATTAAAATTACCAGCGTTAAAAATACCTTTTACGAAACCACTTAAATCATCCCTATATCCAGTATTTTTATATGTATCAACATCATTTGTTGTCCCACTATGTTTCCTACTATATTTATAACCATTAATACCAGTGTAAAGATCTAAATTTCCAAGTTTAATATAATAATTAATATTTCCACCTAAAAAATTAGAATTGAAATGGTATCCATATAAATCGGATGGTATTCCGATATGTGTTCCATCATAGGTATAAAAACCATTCAAATAATTATAATAAATAGTATAATTAAATCTTGATTTAGTATTTATGTTATAAGTGTGGTGGAATTGAATATGATATTGATTGAAATGATCAATTTCTCTTTCAGTATTAGCGTTATATTTACGATTGATGTTTATACTATCCATTGGTACACCCATCCAAGCCAATTGATTCATTTGTTCACCAGCAAAACCAACGATTTTAAATATATTTTTTCCAGCTTTATAATTTCCAACTATAAAAAAACTTCTGGAATGATTACCCGAATGATCTTTATATCCTTCACTTGAAATATCAGATATTGAAACATACAATCCACCTTTATTCCAATTTTTTTCAACATTGGCTGAAAGTTTAAAGGTGTTGTCACCACCCCAACCAAAATTAAATCCAACCTTTGAATCTGTTGGCTTATATGATTCAAAATTCATAGAACCAGCAAAACTAGCCGTTCCATTTTTTGTCATTCCAGTACCCCTTTGGATTTGTAACATTTCAACGGATTGAAGAAAATCCGGATAGTTGGAAAAATAACACCCCTGATCCTCAGGCTCATTCATTGGAACACCATTAAGTGTGACATTTATTCGTGTTTGATCAATACCTCTTATTCTTATATATGAATACCCCCAATCACCACCAGATTCTGAATAACTAGTAATTGATGGGGATGTACTAAGAATTATCGATGGTTCTTGACCATAATTCACTAATCCAAAATCAGATTTGTATAAATTTTTAAAAGTGATTGGCATCAAACTTGTTGCTTGATATGGAAGAAATGCGTTGATTACAACTTCATTCAACTTCAATGTATCTTTTGTCAATCGGTATCCGGAATCCGGGTCGGATTTTTGAGAATAAACACTAATCACTACAAACAATAGTAAAATAAGAATTGAGATTTTTTTCATAAAATTGTTTTAAGAAAATAAGATTAATAAAATTAGTAAAATTAGACCTATTAATGCTAGTTTAATTTGTTCCTTTAAATTTTTTGGTTGTTTAAATATTGGTTGAAATCCCAACCCGATGGATAACCCCAAAGATATACCAACTAATAAAGATAAAATAATTATCATAATATTAAATATTAACGGTAATTGTCTGGAAGTTTCAATAACTTCTTTAATTCTTGTCTATCATAACTATCAATGTCAACCAATCCATTCATTTGGCTTCTGTGAAATAATGCCACCAAATGGTCGTACATTTGTTTTACTTCAATAGCATTAAATGAACAACTACCTCTAACACCAGTTATATTTGTCTGTAAGTTTTGTTCTTCATTCTTGTCCATAATTGTTTATATGTATTTAATTATTTTCTTTCTTCATTGTTTCAAACCATTCATCGGTATATTCATCATCATCAATAATTCTAAAATAAACATCTATACCATTTTGAATAATTTTATCTGATTCTTTTTCTTCTTGAATAGCCTTTTCAATTTTAACCAATGTACCGTGATTTCTTGAAGAATTACTCCAATCAATAACTGGTAATGATTTAACATCGGATTTAATCGATGGTCTGTTTGGTTTTCTTCGATGTGTTGCCATTTTTATTTAATTATAATACCATTTTGAGGTTCCAATATACTTCCTTTAAATTGTACATCAGATACAATAAAATCAACATATCGCAATTTAGCAAAAACCCACCATTAGTAACATCATCGATAAATTTGCAAATACAAATATAAATAGGAAATGTCCTAATTTTGTTTCGAAAATCCAATTAAATAACTTCATAATATTTTTTATTTTATAAAATTCTTAATGATTGATATCTTGGGAATAATTTATTATTTTTCCACATATTTAAAAATTCTTCTTCGGTGTAAACACTTCCTTGTCTTATCGATTCCGAAATAAAAACTTCATCGGAACATTGATCCATACTCATATGTATTAAACCAATGTTAATTATATAATACTTTTTTTCTATATTATTTTAATTACTCTACAAAATTACAACTATTTGTTGAAATAAAAAAATAACTTGTATAATCTTCTTCTTATTTCATGATATTACAATATTACGAAACTTTCATCTAATAAAAAAATTATTTGGAAAAATAACTGTTTTTGAAAATTTATATATAATCACAAAAACAGTCATAATGAAAAAATCTAATTTAAATGATACAATTAATAAATTCAATATTATACATAATAATAAATATAATTATTCACTATTTACTAAATATATTAACATAAGGCAAAGAATAGAAATTATATGTCCAAAACATGGTATTTTTTCCCAAAAAATTGGTATGCACAAAATTGGTCAAGGTTGTCCAGATTGTAAAGCTGAAAAAATTGGTAATTTAACAAGATTTACCATCGATGAAATATTAATGAAATTTAAAAAAACACATCAAGATAAATATGATTATTCATTATTCACCGAATATTTTAATGTAGATCAACATGCAAATATTATTTGTAAAAAACACGGTTTATTTAAACAAACAGTTCGGAATCATTACAATGGTCAGGGTTGTATGAAATGTTATAATGAAATAAGACATACATATTTATGTGATACGAAAGATAATTTTATTAAAAAAGCAAATATTGTTCACAATAATATTTATGCCTACCCATTTGAAACATATAAAAACAGTAAAACAAAAATAGAAATAGAATGTTCTATTCATGGAATTTTTATGAAAAATCCAAATTCGCATCTCAATGGTGAAGGATGTCCCCACTGTTTTTCTTCTAATGGTGAAAAAAAGATTTATTTTATTTTAAAAGGAAATAAAATTAGATTTATTACTCAAAAGATTTTTAAAGATTGTAAATACATAAATGGTTTGCGTTTTGATTTTTATTTACTAGAATATAATTTATGTATAGAATTTAATGGTCAACAACATTATGAAATCGTTAAACATTGGGGTAATGAATCCGATTTATTAAAAACAATAGAAAAAGATAAAATAAAAAATGATTATTGTGAAATGAAAGGCATCAAATTATTAAAAATACCATATTCAGAATTTGATAACATTTATGAAATATTGAAAAAAAATTTAAATGAAAAAATTAAAGATTTTGAAATTGAAGGTGATGTTAATTTAACTTATATCGAATCAAAGAAGATAGTTAAAGAATTGAATATAAAAACTCAAACTGAATATAATAAAAGATATAAAGAATATTTAGGATTACCATCGAGTCCAAATGGACTATATAAAAAAGATTGGATCGGTTGGCGTGAATTTTTGGGAACCATAAATACTCAACTAGACAAAAATTACTTATCTTATAATGAATCTAAATGGTGGATTAAAAATAATTTATCAAATATCAAATCTGAAAAATTTTGGAAATTATCAGTAATGAAAAATAAAATTCCAATTTTTATACCAAATAATCCAAAACAATTTTATCAAAAAAAGAATAGGGGTTGGTTAGGTTGGATGGATTTTTTGAATAAATTAAACACTTTTTAATAAAATATTATCAATCAATCCGTATTCTTTAGCTTCATATGAAGTCATCCAAAAATCTCTATCTGAATCTTTTTCAACCTTTTTATATGGTTGTCCGGAATGAATAGAAATAATTTCATAAAGTTCCTTTTTTAAAATATTAATTTGTTTAGCGGTAATTTCAATGTCTGATGCCTGTCCATCTGCAAAACCAAGTGGTTGATGAATCATAATCCTAGAATGTTTCAATGCTGCTCGTTTACCTTTTGTTCCAGCACACAAAATGACTGATGACATTGATGCTGCTATACCACTACAAATGGTTACAATATCTGGTTGAATATATTGCATTGTATCATATATGCTTAAACCGGAGTAAATTGAACCACCTGGACAAGAAATATAGATTTGAATATCCTTTTTTGAATCAACTGATTCCAAAAATAAAAGTTGTGCCTGAATAACATTTGCAACATAATCATCTATTGGTGCATTTAAAAAAATTATTCTATCAAGCATTAAGCGACTAAATACATCAAGAGTTGTTATATTTAATTGTCGTTCTTCAACTATCATTGGAGAAATATAATTATTTGATATTGATTTATATTTATCTAATGTTAAACTATTAATACCCATATGTCGGGTAGCATATTTTGTAAATTCGTTCATATTTTATTTTTGTTTTTTGTAAAGATCTTCTAATATATCAATAACTTTATCTATTTCGTCATATTTTTTGTCCATTTCATCCATTTTATCAGAAACCAATTTGGTTATTTCTTTTACTTTTTTATCTATTTCTTCTTCGTTTTCTCCACTAAAATATCCTTTACCTCTTACAATATCATCCCATTCAGATTGAATTGATTTATTTCTTAAATCAATTATATTTTTTAACCAATCTGGACTACCTTTATTAATTTTTTTAATACTTTTGTAACCACGATAATCCAAAAATACACCACAACCCTGTTTTCCAACTATACCCAAATCTTTTTCAGTCTTTTCCATCTTTTACTTTTTCACCATTTTTGAAATCAATAGTCATTCCGAAACAAACATTAAATCCTGTTGATGTTTTATTTGTTTGAAAATCGATTTTACTTATTTTGTGACAAATAAAATGAGTATCACCACTTGATAATACCAAATCTCTTTTTCTTAATTTGAATATTTTATCTGATGTTATTTTTTCAATTGGTTTTTCCCATGAACATTTAATTGTTTTGTGAGTTCTCCAATCAATGACACCAGTACTCTTTATAATATCAATTTTGGGATAAGTTTTAGTTCCTATTTTTATTTCACTCAATTCGGTAAATCCTTTTTTCATTATATCGGATTCTTCATCTTTTTTCTTTATCAGAAATTGTTCTTGAAATTCTTTTAAATTTTTTTCAAAATGTTCCAATGATTCGTTAATTTCATCAGAAAAAACAGCACAAACTGGTGTTCCGTTGAATTCCTTATTTCTTAAATTGATTTCTATTTTACCGTTTGGATGTTTATCAAAGGTGAGATAACCATCACCAAACTTCATGTTTAGAATAACTTTTGTGGCATATTTCTTTTTAAGTTCAAATATTTTGAACATTTTATCAAAAATATAATCATATTGTTCTAAAAATTCTTCTATATCAAACATTTTAAGGTTTTTTAGAAGATATCAAAAAATCAAATTCTGGATTATTACTTGGAATTTCATATCCGTAGTGACATTCTGACCAATCTTCTCCACACGGTTGTAAATCTTCTAAATTACACCCACATTCTGAATCTGGTTGATACAATCCTGTATATCCATTCTTTACCATAAAGGATTTTAATCCTTCAATTGTTTTTCTATTATTTGCTTTCACAATCCATTATATTTCTTAATATCAACAAACTCATTATATTTTACAGTGCCATCTTTTTTATAAATAGCAACCGGACGATTCAATAATGGTTTATCTTCATTATCAAATCTACCATCCTGTTCATATATAACATAAATATCAACATTTTCATTAACAGCGATTGTTTGAAGTTTAGCTTTTGATAAAGATAAATCAATATCACCATACCAAACTTTTTCACCGTTTATGACAATATTTGAGTTAAAAACTGGTAAATTTTTTGGTTTCATTTTATGAAATCCGGTTTTGGATCCACTAATCATCATGGAAATCATTCCTATTTCTTTTATAAGAATATCAGTATAATTATTATGTATCATTTTTCTATTTTGAAATTATTTTTAAACTCATCTTCTGTAAACCAATCGGTAATTGTTAAACTAGTATTTGTCATTTTATATTGAATAATATAATTATTTGGTGGAACAATATTTTGATAATCACCATCTGTACAAAAATAAACAAGTTGTTTACTTTTAACACTTGTAAATTTTTTATTAATAAGTTTTTCTTCTGTCCACATTGTATACGAAAAATCAGAAAAATTTTCTTCTATAAATTTGGCTGATTTTTCACTACCATCATAAAAACAAGTTTTTATTGTTTTATCGTATCTACATTTTTCTACATTCATATTGTTTCAATATTTTTGTAAGATTCAACAACTAAAATGTTATATTTTTCTTTCAACACTTCAACGAATTTTTCTTGTCCTTCGATTGATCCAATTCCACGAACAGCTCCAAGATTAAGGATAACCTGAAAACCAGCATCAGATAGATCCATGACTGTATGACCCACACAAAGAGGATTTTCTTCAACATTAAGAGCCAATCCACCAACAATTACAGTTGCAATTTTGTGTTGATTTAACCATTCGATAAGTCCGGTAGAGATTGTTTTCGTCATATTATGATAACATGCAGAATATGGATGTAGATCAGCTTCAAATCCTTTACCAACAAAAAAATCATATTCTGTCATTTTTGGTAATCCATCGAGAAGTTCCATCCCCAATGTTCCTGATTCACAATGTCTGTTCCATCTAATATCAACATTAGGCAATCCAACAACAGATAATTGTGGATTTTTTTCGGTTGCAATCCAAAGTGCATTTTTTGGATGAACATCTTTTGATACAATTTTATATTTGGATATTAAATTTTGACCATTAAGTTCATCAACAATTTTATCACCATCTGGAACAGGGAGTTCATCTGGACAAATAGGTGTAAATCCCCTTTGTGGATCGACATTTAACGATGCTGTACTTTCTTTTACAATTAATACTTTATCGATTTCTGAAAATTCTAAGTTCATATTTATATATTTTAGTTTTTAATTTTAGTTAAAAAATTGGATTTTGTTTTATTTTCTTATAAATCCCGGTGGTGATAATCTTTTATGTTGTCCCGAAACAATCATATTTTCAATTTTTTGAACGAGTGAATATTCAAATGAAACACCACTTAATTTTGCAAAATTTAATATAATTTCACTTAAATTTTCATAAATGTTATTAATTGATGTTGATTTTACACAATTTTCTCTAAAAATAAGATAATTATCGATGTCTTTATATAAATATCCGATTTCATTTTCATCTGTTTGATCATCGAAAAGTCCAGCCGATGGAATTCTATTTATAATTTTTTCTGGAATTTTTTTACCATTAATTTCAATTTCTTTCGCCATTTGAAAAATTTCAAATTTAAAAAAATCAATTATAGGTTCAACATCAACACCACTACCACCATCTCCACACTTTGTAAAATATGATAAATATTCTTCTGTTTTATTTGTTGTTCCCAAAACTAAATAGTGATTTGATTCTGCAACAGATCTCAATGTTGTCATTCGAAGTCTAGCTTTAATATTTGAAGAAACCAAATTGCTTTTTAATTTATTCGTATTTTTAATTGTTTGGTCTAAAATACAATGAAGTGCATTATCTAAATTAATTTGTATTGTTTTTACACCAAAAGTATCAGCAAGTAATTGTGCATCTTCAATATCTTCGGTTCTTAATCTTTCTCCAAATTTAGTACAAGGAAGAATAATACCTAAAACTTTATCAGTACCCATTGATTTAACAGCCAAAGACATAGACACAGCCGAATCAATCCCACCAGATAATCCGATTACATAACCATCAAAACCAGTTTTATCACAATATTCCTTTAACCATTTTGATGTGTTTTTAATATTTTCTTTCATTTTTGTTATAATTTATTTTATTTATTTCAACAAAGATATAAAATATTTATCGATTAAAAAAATAATATATACAATAAAATATTAATTGTTGGATGAAATATCTTAAAAATTGGATTAAATTCTTCGAATTAGCAGATTCACCAGATCTTATTGGTAAATTTACACCCCAAGAATTAAAAAGTATGTCAAACGCAGAAGTATATGGCAAATCACCTTATAAAAAATTTCAATATGGTTTATATTCTGGTCAGGCTTCGTGTGATTTAAACTCTTTTATAAGTGATGCTAAACAAAAAGGTCACGGATCTATGTATGGTATTTCGGAATATTTCTTACACGAATTAAGAAAAGCAATTCCAGATTTTAAAGATTTTAAACAAGGTGCGTATGATAGAGATATGTATAGTAATTTTTATGAGGGTAAATCTGGTTTACATTTGGAAAAAAAAGTAAAACTTGAAGGTACACGTTTTAGTGCGGAATCAGAAATTTGGATATATTACCATACAAAAGGTAATAATATATTGGATTATAAAAAAGGTAAAATTTATATTTTGTTTGTGTGTGGATTAAGACCAACTGAGAAAAGTTTCGACTTAATGGGTGGGTCTAAAAAAGAAACTACACCGGAAGATGATAATGTGAAAAAATCATTTGTTGATATGATTCAAACCAAACCAGCATCGTGTCCTGATTGTGATGATGAAGTGGAAATTGATGATAAGGGTTTTGAAAAATTTTATAGTTCATTAAGTGATATATTATATGGTCATCCAGATAATGAAGATGAAGTATTATATGAAAAATTAAAAATATATTATAAAAATTTATCTATTCCTACATTTTTGAAAACTTTACCGAAAATCAAAAATAATTTGGATTACTTTAAGAAGTATTTATACAATAAATACAAATTAAAATTCTAATTATTTGATTTGAAATGATTGTGTTCCTATAATAGTATTTCCATCAAAAATATTTATTGTATATTTACCCACAAGTAATGGTTTTTCAAATACAAAATCTTTATTTAAAGAAACAGATTCACCTATGTAATTAACTTCAAATACATGTTTTATAAGTTCCCTATTTGAATGTAGAATTCTTAATATAATAGTTTTATCACATTGTAATAATTTATTTTCACCCAAATCAAATTTAATTGATAGTTTATTAACATTGTGTTCTGTTATTTTTTCCTTACCGGATGTTTTCAATTTACTTGTTTGAATAGAAATGTTGTATGCTTTAATATAGGATGATATTTCTATTTTTTCGGTCAATTCTACTTGTTTTTTAAATAATATATTGTTTCTATTGTTAACAACCTTTATAGTTTGTGTCATTGAATCATTTTCGGATTTCAATATTCTATTTTCAGTATATAGAGAATCAATTAATCTGACATAACCTTGTGTTATTTTTTGGAGTCTCATTAATTTTTTAATAACTATACCGTATTGGTATTTAGTTTCCAATAGTTGTTTAATTTCAATGGCATTTGATTGGATAATACTATCTTTCAATTTAAGTATTTCTATGATTGAACGGGTATGATAAATATTACCATCCTTGTTATATGATTGCATATTTAGTTCTTTAAGGATATTATTATGTTCGATCATTAAAGAATCCAAATTATTTTTTATTTCTGTTTTTTCTGTTTCTTTTTGTTTTTTTAGTTTATTGATTTGATAAGAAAAAATAGAAAGAAATACAATAACAACCAAAAAAGAAATAACAGTAATAATTCGATATTTTATTTTCATATTTTATTATAAAAAATCATTAAACCAAGATTCATCTTGATTTTCAATAGTATTACATAATAATTCTAAAACTCTACAAGCGGAATTCAATCCAGCACGATCATCAAGTAAGATACTATAAAATATTTTTGAACTATCCGATTTAAAAAACACCGGATTTTCATTTATCCTATCGAATGGAATATCGTTTTCGTTCAAATATTCTTTGATGAAATCGTATCTACTTTTCGCGGAACCTGTCCAAATAACAATTTCCATCCCAATTTTTTTCAATCTTTGAAGAAGATTTATTACTATATCATAGGAATGACCTTCTTTATGATAATCAAATAAAGTATTATCAAAATCGACAGCGATAATTAATTTACCGTGTTGTTTAAATTCTTTCAATAATCTATTGTAAACATTGACATCATCCAAATAAAAATCAAAATTTAATTTTCTTTCTATAATTTCATTTGCTTTATGAAGTTCTTCCTGTGTAATTTTTTCCATATTATTTATTTTTATTTATCTACAAAAAGATGCAAAATCACAGTATTCTTTATATAATTTTCTATCCGTTGATGCTTTATTTTTAGCTTCTTCCATATTTTGACACAAACTTGAAATTTTAATAAATCCATTAAGACGAACATAATATTTCAATGTTTCTAAATCTTTCGGTAAAAAACCGGGATATTCAACATCAATATATTTCAATTCATCTTCTCTTGCTTCAAATTCCTTTTCTTCTTCATATCTAACCCTAACCATTCTATTAAATTTCATTACATGGGTTGGTTTTACAATTATTTCTTTAACATAAAATAATTTTTGTCCGATTTTATATGGTAATGTTGAAATAATTTCTTCCTTCATTTTTTCAAAAAGAAGTCTATCATTAGTATCTTCTTCTTGTCTGGATTTAATTAATGATGGTCTTTTGTGACATTTTTTCATATGTTGTCGAAACCCCTTTTCTGTTTTCCATTTCGGAACAGGATAACCAGTGACACCACAATGATATGGACATTTATAAACACCATTTTTAGGTTTTACAATAATGCCTTCGAAATCAATATTTGGTAAATCATCCATTTTTATTTAAACTTATTTTAAGAAACCAATAGAAATCATTCTGTTCTTTATCACCAGTACTATTATCACAATAATAAAAATATTTATATAAATTTATATCTGTTATTTTATTCAATAGTTTTAACAAATCCTTTTCCCCTTTTTCCCATTCATTTCTTTTATAAGATCTTTTCCAAATATTATATGCATCATCGTGATATTTTATCACATTAAGTATATCAACATCTGTAATATATTTTTCTGCAAATTTAAATGCCAATTTTGAATGATGATTGTCACCAATTCTTGGTAAGTCATAGTTTACTTGAAATTTACAAATATCGTGAAAAAAAGCAATTAATCTTAATTTCGTTCTTTGTTGTGATGTAACATATTCACATTCATCAATATTTTTAAAAACATCTCGAATATGAAATATTATTTTTCCTTCCGGATGTCCCGGTCTTTCTTTTCCGTACAACAAACCATCAATAAAAATTGGATCAGACAAGATTAATTTTTCTAATTCTGTCTCTGGTTTTAATAACTCAAATATTTCTTCTATTGTCATATTATCAAATATAATAAAAAAATTTTTATATACATAAAAATTAAAGTTACGTTTTACATCTAGATGAAATATTTCTTTGGGTAATTGGATTTTCCCACATGTTTGTGTTCATTGCAGGACAACAAATTCTCACTTTATCCGGCAAAGCTAAAATTGTGGATAGAAGAAAATTATCACCGATTCCATTTACTATTTTTGCTATGGTGTTTGCTGTTGCAGGAATAAGAATAAAAACATCACACCATTTTGATTCTTTGATGTGTGTTGTTTGATCTGGTGTTTCTGTTTTAAGATTTTCCTTACTTATTACATTAACAGCGTTTGGTGTTACGAAATTCTTAGCATTATCTGTCATAATAACATGAACTTCATGTCCTTTCTTCTGAAGAATAGAAATAACATCTAATGTTTTATAGGCTGCTATTCCACCTGTAATTCCGATTAATATTTTCATTCCCATCCTTGTTTTAAATCTTCCATTATCAATCTGATTACATCATTAACATCATCTATTTCACTTTCTTTATCATCATAATAATACTCCATTTTTCCAGTCGGGTATGTTAATGCATATTCAAATTTTGTTTTTTGATCACCCCAATTGGTTGTATTTAATCTATAATGGGGGGAATGAATTTCAAACCCCAAATTTAAAACCGTTTTAATACTTAAAAAATTTTCATCCATGATTATTTATATTTGAAATTACAAAATAATTCTTTTTCAGTCCATAAATCTTTTTTACCCAATGATTTAATATCACACATTTCTTTAGTACATAAATGTTCCCATATACAACATCTTCCAATTATTCCAGTAAATTCTGATATATGTAATTCATATGAATCTCTTTTCATTCCAGAATTACTATTACCGGGATAAATTTGAGTTTTTGATACACCATCAACAAATTCGTTTAATTTTTGAAATGATGCACATTCATAACAATTTTCAGGTTGTTGAAAAACTTCTACTATTTCCTTCATATCAAAACAAATTAATTTTTCCTTTATAATCGGGATATTTATTATTGAAGAAATCAAACATCATTCTACTAGAATGACTTTCTGAAAAAGTTCCAACAGTTATTCTATCTAACCATTTTACAACATCAGTTATTTCGTTTGTTGGAAATTCTTTACCACGAACAGTTTTAAGATAAATAAAACCTTGTGAATGATATTTCTTCATAATAGAATTTCGTAATTTTTTTGGAAACCATAAAAAATTCTTTTCATCTATAATATAAATATCTGTCATTTCTGTTTTATTTTCCATTTTTACAGTTCATTAAAATTAATACCACATTTAGAAAGAAATACAATTTCATTTATATAAAATTTATCAAAGGAAATGTTTTTCCGATAAGATGATTTATTTGGTCCAACAATAAAAGAAACAAAATACAAATAATTGATATCATTCCATTTACTTTCAATTTTAACATTTTCGATATTTGAAACATTCCATCTCAAAACATTTTCATAGATGTAACGACTTTCATTTTCCATTCTCAATTTTAACAAATCAATTAATTGATCATCAGTTAAATCAGTAAATTTTGATACTTTTACTTTTTCATGGTAATCTTCGTTTGTTTTAAAACTCCAATTTGGATCTGGTTTATAATCGGAATAATAAAAATAGTTATAAATTGGAAACCAATCAGTATCCGGATTAAAACCGGCTTTATCTTCGAAATAGGAGTTGAAATATGGCTTTGTATCATAACAACCAAAACTCCCTTTTGCGTCTGAAATTTCCGGATTTTCATTTGAATATTTAAAATAAATACCATCTTTTTCAAATTGTTCCATATATCTTTTAATTTCATCTGGATAAGATGAAGTAAAAAGAAACATAATCATGTCTGGACGATTTCTTGTAAGAAATTGAAGTGTTTCTTTAGCGTAAGGGTAATAATTTATTTTGAATTCTTGTCCCACCTTTTCGGTTTTTCTGTAATCTGGTTTAGATATAACACCATGTACATCAAAAGCGTGATATGTTTCATACCATTGTTTTTGTTTTGCGTGTTCAAACATTTCTTCCAACCAAATAAGTAATGATGGTTTGTAGTTCATATTAATTTTTTTCCTATTTTAATCATTGGTATAATAGTTGATCTTTGTCCACCCGGACCATCAACCAAAAATTTTCTAATTCCTTTTATTTCGACAATACGATAAATTCTTTTACCATTATCTTCAAAAAAATGTTTGTACCAAATATGTTCGTTAATCCAATATAATAATTTTATCATAAAACTTTTTTTAAGCAAATCTAATCATTCCGTCTGGATAAGTTTTCCAGAATTCTTCAAGTTGTTGTTTATAATCTTTATTTTGAACTTTATTGAAATAATATGAATGAATTTTATCTTTATTTTTTTCAATAAAATCTAATGTTTCTGTTAAAGAAAATAATTTATCTTCTGGATAATTTCCAATTCTAAATAAATCATGTTGCATATCATTTTTTGTTGTATAAAATCCCTTTCCATTAATATAATCAGTAAGATTATCTTCATGTCGATATCTTCTACAAACAGCTTCTTTACAAAGATTTTTTCTTATTATAGATAGTTTTCTTTCGATAATTGGTTTATTTTTCAATCCATATTCAATTGTAAATTCCGGATATACTTCAAGTAAATCTTTATCCAAAGATTCATTAATCATTTTATCTAATAAAGATATTTCTTCCTCATAATGAACTATAACTTTAGCTTTTACTTCTTCGTAGTTTACATCTACTTTTTTATAGAACCATGTATGACAACCCATAAAACTTAATTTTTAAATTTATATATTCGATAATTCCTTACGAAGTTCCGATATTTTTTCATACATTTCTCTTTGTTCATCAATTGTTGGATGTATGTTGTCTAAACCATATTTCGAATTTGCTTGATATAACAACAATGATATTTGTGTTTGTATTGAAGAACGTTTATCAACGATTTTATTCACTTTTTTCATTTTGTTTCTATTTGACATAATTTTTATTCTTTCTTCCCATTTTTCAATTTTTCAATTTCTTCTATTGATAAATCTTTCATTCGGGTATCGTTCCAGTTAGATAGTATGACTATTAATGCCTGACCCATATCAAAATTTCCCCATTCACCAAATCCAAAAATTCGTTTAAATTTTTCATCATACACATTCACATAATCACAAGTACGACTAGATTCTATATACAACCAATGTTTTTCTGTTGAACCATAATTTCCTTCAGATTCATATTCTATTTTTTTATAATTCTGACCCATCTTTTATATCTTTTTCATAAAATGAACTAGGTAATATTTTTATTCCCATACTTAATAAAGTTTTTTCCACCACGATAAGTAATATAGTACTTACAAATGGTAATGGAATTAATTGTAATGGAAGAACAACACCAACCCCCTTAAGAATATCTATCATTTGTTCCTTAAAAAGTTTCTTTTCTTCATCTGTTAATTCTTCTTTTTTTACATATTTTTGAAGAATGAAATATGCTTCTTTCGATTCTTTACACTCACCTTTAAACCCGTTAGCATATCTTTTCAATTCTTCCTTAACATGTGGTAAAGAAAAAATGTGTCTGATTTCTTTTACTAATTTACTACTAACAATATCATCAAATTCATCTTTAATTATGTCTAGGATTTTTTCTTCCAGTTCCATAATTTCCAACCAACTTGATTGACCTGAAATCAATTTAATCAATTTTTCTTTATTCATCTATTTGTTTAATGTTATATTTACAAGGTTCACAATGAGTTGTACACCCACCGAAAAAATCTTCCCAATCTTGAGGTATTGTTCCATTGATAAGAAATTCCCTTTCACAAGGTGGTAATTCAGGACAAATATTTTGAACATGTTTATCAGTATACAAAAAATCATTGAATTGATCCTTTGTAAGTGGAATATCCATTGTTCTAGCGTATCCGAATGGTGTTTGTCTTGTTATGTTCATATCAATTTATCTTTTTTGATCAAATATTCAATATATTCAGACTTACTCAATTTTTTAATTTTTAAAAATTCATCCAATTTTTCATTGAGTTCTTCATTAATAGTAACTGATATGGATACTTTCTTATCTTTTAATTTTGGTCTTCCCATGATATAATTTTCTTTTAAGTTACAAATATAAGATATTTTATTGAATAAAAAAATCAAAATTGAAAAATATGACCTTTTTATTTTTATATATACTATTAAAAAACTATTAATATGAAAAAGATAAAAACAAGAGTTAAAATTTCGATTACATTGGATGAAAAAATTAAAACATATCTGGAAGAAAAATTTCAAAATAAATCCAAATATATTGAACACTTAATATATACTGATTTAATCAAGAATGAAGTTATAGATGAAAAAAAATTTTACATAGTATGAGTAAAAAATTAACAACAGATGAATTTATCGAAAAGGCTAAAAAGATTCACGGTGATAAGTATGATTATTCTTTAGTAGAATATATTAATTGTAGAATAAAGGTAGAAATTATATGTCCTAAACATGGTGTATTTAAACAAAATCCACACAGTCATTTACAAAATCACGGTTGTCCATATTGTGGTGAATCTAAAAAATTAACAACGGAAGAATTTATTGAAAAATCTAAAAAAGTACACGGTGATAAATATGATTATTCATTAGTTAAATATAAAACCAATCACAATAAAGTAAAAATTATATGTCCGAAACATGGTGAATTTAATCAATCACCAAATAGTCATTTGAGAAAATCTGATTGTCCAAAATGCTCTGGTAATATTAAATTATCACCAGAAAAATTTGTTGAAAAAGCTAAAAAGATTCACGGTGATAAGTATGATTATTCATTGGTTAAATATAAAAATACTCACAATAAAATAAAAATTATATGTCATATTCACGGAATATTTGAACAAAATTTATATAATCATTATAAAGGGGGTAATTGTCCTAAATGTGTAGGAAAGATACTTTTTACAAAAGAAATATTTATTGAAAAATCTAAAAATGTTCATGGTGATAAATATAATTATAGTAAGGTATTTTATAAAAATAATAATACAAAAGTAAAAATAATATGTCAAATTCATGGTGAATTTGAACAAACACCTGTTAGTCATTATGGTGGTTCTGGTTGTCCAAAATGTAGTGGGAAAAATAAAACCACAAAAGATATAATTGATGAATTTAAAAAAGTACACGGATGTGAATATGATTATTCACTTACTGAATATATAAATAGTAAAACTAAAATAAAAATAATATGTCCGAAACATGGTATATTTCTTCAATTATCAGATAATCATAAACATGGAAATGGTTGTCCTATTTGTTTGAAAAGTAGGGGTGAAATGAAAATATCAAGAATTCTTGAAAGACACAAAATAGAATTTATTAGAGAATATAAATTTAATGATTGTAAATATAAACAAAAATTACCTTTTGATTTTTATTTACCGGAATATAATACATGTATTGAATTTGATGGTGAACAACATTTTAAATCCATGAAATTTTTTGGTGGTGAAAAATCTTTTGAAAAAAATAAAATTAGAGATCAGATTAAAAATGAATATTGTAAAAACAATAATATCAAA